GCAAAGCGCGAGCTAACCGCTGAGATGTCCGCCGGCCAGGCTGCGATCTATGAAGCATTGGAAGAGATCACGGATGAGCTAGGCGCCTTCAATCAAGGCAGCGGCGCACATGGCGCGCATTACATGGCTGCCAGTCCGTTTGCTGCGCAGGGTATGAAGTGCGCCAACTGCGCCTTCTACGCTGGTCCGATGGCGTGTGAGATCGTCGAAGGTGAAATTGAACCTGAAGGCGTCTGCAAGTTTTGGATCATTCCAGAATCAAAGCTGACCGCTGAAGCTGAACCAGTGACAGAGCCCGCCGTGATTGATGGTCGCACGCTGCGCGGTTTGGATCTGCGCGAACGCTTCCGCGATGGTGTGATTCAGAAGCGTGAGCTAACGGCTGACCTGAACGCATTGCCCGGCGATGCCGATCGCATGGAGTTCAGCTTCAGCAGCGAAGCACCGGTTGAACGATGGTTTGGCCGTGAGGTATTAAGCCACGAGGCTGGCGCCGCTGATCTGAGCCGGCTGAACTCCGGTGCGCCGTTCCTGTGGAATCACGATCGTGATGTTGTCCTAGGCGTAGTCGAGAAGGCCGCAATCAGTGGCGACCGTCGCGGCCGGACTGGCATCCGATGGGCGCGCAACAAAGCTGCTGTCGAGAAACGTCAAGACGTAGAAGATGGGATCCTAAGCAAAGTCAGCTTCGCCTATGAGATCAACGAAGCGGTTGATCGCGGCAATGGCGAAGTGCTGGTCACCAAATGGACTCCACTGGAGGTAAGTCTGGTGAGTATCCCAGCTGACGATACAGTTGGCCTTGGACGTTCTCTTGAAGTAGAACCTATTATGATCAAGGAACATTCGGCTCAGCCTGAGACGATGGAGCAACCCATGAACCACCCCGATCCTGAGGTGATTCGGTCCGAGGCCGCAACGGCTGAGCGCGACCGTATCACCGGCATCAACAACCTGTGCGAGAAGCACGGCATGAGCGATCTGGCTGCTGAGCTGATCAGCGGCGGTCGTTCGATTGACGAAGCTCGCGCTGCTGTACTCGACAAGCTGGGCAAGCGCTCGCGTGAGCTGCAGTCCGGCGGCCTGCACGTTGAAGCCGACGCATTGATCGGCCTCGATCAACGCGACCTCAGCCGCTACTCCGTTAGCCGCCTGCTGCGCTACCTGGCTGATCCGACCAATGCTGCAGCGCGTGAAGCTGCAGGCTTTGAGCTGGAGGTCAGCCGCGCTACTGAGCAGCGCGAGGGCCGCAGCGCTAACGGCGCCCTGGTGCCGTTTGATTGGATGGTCGCCAAGCGCGGTCAGACTGTCGGCAGCTTCAGCGGTGGCGGCGCACTGGTCGGCACCGAGCTGCTGGCCGGTAGCTTCATCGACCTGCTGCGCAATCAATCTGCGCTGATGCAATCTGGCATCACGATGATCACCGGCCTCACCGGTAACATTGACATCCCGCGCAAGACTGCTGCCAGCCAGCACTACTGGGTTGGCGAGGATGTGGATGTCACCGCATCTGAAGCAACCTTTGGCCTGATCTCCAGCACTCCAAAAACGATCGGCGTGCGTGTACCTGTGAGCCGTCGCGCTCTGATTCAGACCACGCCCGACATCGATACCCTGATCCGGTCTGACATGGCCGAGAGCCTGGCGCTCGGTGTTGACGCCTCCGGCCTGTACGGCAGCGGCACCAGCGGTCAACCGCTTGGTCTTAACAACGTCACCGGCATCGGTTCTGTGACGCTGGGCGGCGGTGCATCGTTGGCCTATCCGTCCAACCTGGGCGGTGGCACGCACGATACCGGCGACTGGGCCGATTACGTGAACCTGCGCGGTTCTGCGTATGCCGCAAACGTCAATGTGGCGAACAGCCGCTATCTGATGAACGGCACCACGATGGCCGGCTGTGAGCAAACCCTGCGAGCATCCGCCGCTGGATCCGATTACATCATCAACGATGCGGGCAACATTGGCCGTTATCCGGTGGTGATGTCCAACCAGGTGCAGACCAATGATGTCTTCTACGGTGTGTTCTCTGATCTGATCCTTGCGAGCTTTAGTGGTCTTGACATTGTTGTCGATCCTTACACTCAGTCTGCGAAGGGTCAGGTGATTTACACCGTGATGCAGGACGTTGACTGGGTGTGCCGTCGCGCTGCGTCGTTCTCGAAGGGCTCCTGATGTCCTACGTGATCCTGCAAACTGCTTGCATGATCGCTGGTGAGCCTCACCAACCCGGTGAGGCTCCCATTGAGGTCAGCAGCACAGATGCAAAACTGCTGGTGAGCATGAAGCTGGCAACGCCTGCTGAAGCACCAGCGCCGCCGGTGGTGGCACCCAAGGCACGAGGTCGTGCCGTTGTTCAATCAACTACTGAGGATCAGCCATGACCATTCAGAACCTGGGCGGGAAGACAACCGGCCTTCAGCTTCATACTCCGGCTGTTGTTGCTGCCAGCGGTGCTGGCAACGTGGCGACAACTGATCTGCTGTCGTATGAAGGCGATGTTGTATTCACGTTGGCTCATGCCGCTGCTGGCAGCGGTGTGACGCTGACTGCGAAAGTGCAGCACAGCACTACCACAACTTCTGGTGACTTTGAGGATGTGACCGGTGGCGGCTTTACGGCTGCTGCTGCTAACACTGCAGGGTTTACCACCCTGACGCTGAACAGTGATGTACTGCGTCGCTATGTGCGTGTGTACTTCACCGTGTCCGGCGGCACCGGTACTGGCGCGGCATCTGTGACCGCTACAGCGTCGGCTAAATACCTCTGATGAGGATGGCGCCAGCCTACGGGTTGGCGCCTAACACCTTCTGGAGTTGCCGTGATTGACGAGAACCTGGATTTGTTCTTAGATGATTTCGGCGTTGCAGTAAGCAGCGGCGGGACAACAGGTCGCGGCATCCTTGACATGCCAGGACAGGTCATTGCCGACGGAATGGTTATCACAACCGACTATCGGTTGACGGTGCGAACGTCTGTTTTCGGTGGCTTGCTTTATGGCACTGGCGTCACGGTTGATGGTGTCAACTACCAAGTGCGTGAGGCATTGAAGATTGATGATGGCCAGTTTACGGAACTGATGCTGACCAGATTGGCGCCTGAGAGTTCAGCGCCTGGGCAGGATCCACGTCAGTTTGGATTGGATGACCTGTCGGATGTTGCACTTGTCAGCCCAGCCGCTGGCGAGGTGCTGAAGTACGACGGTACTCAATGGGCTGATGCGCCAGACAGTGGAGGCGGCACGACTGCATACGTTCACACGCAGTCAACCGCTGCAGCGACATGGACGATCAACCATAACCTTGGCTATGTGCCAAGCGTTGAGGTCTTTGATGCCGGCAGTCAGGAAGTGGACGCTGATGTGACGCATCCAACCGTGAACCAAACCGTTATCCTGTTTACAGTACCGATCACAGGTTTTGCGAGGTTGATCTGATGGCCCGGCGTATTCTCACTGACTACGACTTTCAGAGCACGTCCAAGGTTGTCAACCTGCCATCGCCGACGAACAGCGGCGATGCGGCAAGCAAGGGCTATGTAGACTCGGTTGTCGAGGGATTGGCATGGAAGGATAGCTGTCGTGTTGCCACGCAGAGCGATGTCAATCTGAGCAGCCCTGGCAGCACGATTGACGGCATCACAATGGCCGCCAGCGATCGTGTGCTGGTGCGCAATCAGACGACGCAAAGCCAGAACGGGATTTATGTTTGGAATGGCGCTGCAGTCGCGATGACGCGGGCGCTGGATGCCAGTACGTTTGCAGAGCTTGAGCAGGCTGTTGCTACGGTCGAGGAGGGCACAGACGCTGGTGCTACGTTCCGTCAGACGCAGGTTAATGGAACGATCGACAGCAGCACTGTTGTCTGGACATCGTTCGGCACTGCAGCGCCAGCTGCTAGCGAGAGTACGGCAGGCATTGCTGAGATCGCAACTCAGGGTGAGGTTGATGCCGGCACTGATGATGCGCGAATTGTTACGCCAGCAAAGCTAGCGGCATGGTCCGGCCGTTTGCGGAAGTATGCGACCAGTATCGGCGACGGTAGCGCCACCAGCTATACGATCACGCATGGCTTGAACACGCGAGATGTACTCATCAGGGTGTTTCCAAACTCTGGTGATTATGACGATGTTGAGCCTGATGTGAAGCGTCCTAGCACGACTACTGCGACGATTGTATTCGCTAGCGCTCCTGCCAGTAATGCTTACCGTGTTGTGGTGCTTGGCTAATGGCTCGTAAGTTTCTGAGTGGCATCGATCTACTGGGGCAGCTTGCCACAGCGATCGGTGCCAATCTGAGCAGCGGCAAACTGCTCGGCAGGAGCACAGCTGGCACCGGTGCGATTGAAGAGATCAGCATCGGATCTGGCCTATCGCTGAGCGCCGGCACGCTGAGCGCAACCGGTGGCGGCGGCGGCCTGACCCACTTTGTGGAGTCTGAGAGCACCTCCGCACCTAATGCGACGGTGCCGGTTGATGCGCTGACAGCGACTGATGCCAGCTACACCAACATCGATGTTGCATTGGTCGCGAAAGGCACTGGCGCGATACTAGCGCAGGTACCAACTAGCACTTCCGCTGGTGGGAATAAGCGCGGAACAGATGCGGTTGATTTGCAAAAAGTACGCACAGCTGCAACACAGGTAGCGACCGGTGCAAACAGCGTTATCTGCGGCGGATCAAATAACACCGCAACTAGCAGCCATGCCGTCGTAGGTGGCGGTCAAACCAATTCAGCATCTAACACGTGGGCCGTTATAGGTGGCGGCCAGGATCAAACAGCTTCCGGCAGTTACAGCGCAATTTGTGGTGGATACGGTAACACAGCCACAGCCGTATATTCAGGGGTCAGCGCGGGCCGTTTGAATACTGCGTCTCAAAATTATGCCTTTGTCGCAAGCGGCAACAGCAATACAGCGTCAGGCGTTTACAGCATGATTGGCGGTGGCACCAATCATGCTGCATCTGGTGACAGTTCGTTTATTGCTGGCGGCAGATACGGAACCACCAGGGGGATTGCCGGGAATCATGTCTTCCCCGCTTGCGATACGCCGATCAGCGGTGCGGTTGGAGTTAGCCAAGCCGGGCTGCTGATTCTTGGTCGTACAACAACAAACGCAACGGCGACCGTATTGGCGAGCAATAACCTTTCGGCCGGCACCACCAATCAGGTGGTGCTTCCCAATAACGCCGCCTATTCCTTCTCAGGTGAGGTGATCGCAGGCGTTACCGGCGGTGGCAATACAGCTCGATGGACGATTGCAGGCGCCATCAAGCGCGGCGCTAACGCTGCATCGACCGCCATGGTCGGCACACCTACCGTAACGATGAGCCACAATGACGCCGGTGCATCAGCCTGGGTCGTTGCTGTCACTGCAGACACAACCAACGGCGGCATCAAAGTTGAAGTGACAGGCGCTGCATCCACCACCATTAGGTGGGTGTGCAAAATCGAAACCACCGAGATGACCTTCTGATGGCACTGATTATTAACCTTGAACAAACAGACATCGGCGTTCCAATGAAGGCAACTTACGCTCGAATCACGATGGTGCGCGCCGACAAAGAAGGTCTGACATTACAGGTGGAGCATTACGCCAGCGCCGCTGCTCGCGAAGCTGGCGCTCAGCCGGTGCTCAGCCAATCGTTCCGTGCGCCTTCATCAGCGCTAGATCCAGCCACGCATCCGCTGCACATCGCCTACGAATGGCTCAAGAAGCAGCCGGGTTACGTTGATTCGCAAGACGCATGACCACCAAACGCGAATCCATCTTGGCCGCACTGCGTACCAGCCTGACCGGTACTGTTGGAGTTGGCACCAGGATCTACCGTTCTAGGGTTGAGCCAATCGCACGACAGGAAAGCCCTGCCATCGTTATTGAGCCAGTCATTGACGAACCGGCACTGCAAACGCACCTGGCAACTATCGACTGGACGCTTAGGGTTCGCTTTACCGTCATCGTTCGCGGCAGCATCCCTGATCAGCTGGCTGATCCGATCATTGAAGACATGCACACTAAGCTGATGGCTGATCCAACCATCGGCGGCCGTGCCATTGACATCCTGCCGCTTCCAACACGGTTCAACCTCCTAGAGGCTGACGGTCCCGCTGGCGAGATCGCCTGCGACTATCGTGTGATGTATCGCACTCAGCTTGCAAATCTCACTTCTTGAGTTATGGCTAAGATGATGGACGCATACCACGGGCACGGCGGAACCTATCTGCTGGATCCGAAAACCGGCAGCCGGAAGCTCATCGAGCGGACAGAGCCGGCCCAACCCCTCACCACAACCGAGGAATTGAGCAATGCCGCTCCTGAGACGCAAGAGCCTGATCCTGGCGAAAACTGAAACCACCTACGGCACCAGCTCTAGCCCGTCGGGCTCAGATGCTGTCCTGGTGCGTAACCTGGAAATCACTCCGCTGGAAAGCGATGTCGTCAGTCGTGATCTGATCCGCCCATATCTGGGCAATTCGGATCAGCTGCTGGCTAATCCGCGTGCGCGAGTCACCTGTGAGGTTGAACTGGCCGGATCCGGCACCGCCGGCACCGCGCCACGTTATGACCCGCTGCTGAAGGCCTGCGGCATGTCGGCGACGATCGTGGCGTCAACGAGCGTCACATACGCGCCGGTGAGCGCCAGCTTCAGCAGCTGCACCATCGCATACAACATCGATGGCGTCCAGCACCTGCTGACCGGTGCTCGCGGCACCGTCACGATGAATTGCCAGCTGGGTCAAATCCCCACGCTGCAATTTGAGATGATAGGCATCTTCAACACGCCGACTGACACAGCGCAGCCGTCCGTCACCTACGCAGCTCAGGCGACGCCTCTGATCTTCCGCGATGGCAACACCAGCGCCTTTAGCCTGATGGGCTACAGCGGTTGCCTCATGTCGGTTGACATGAACCTCGCAAATGAAGTGGTCTATCGCGAGTTGATCGGCTGCACCAAGCAGGTGCTGATCACCGACCGCAAGCCAGCTGGCACCTGCGTGATCGAGGCCCCTACGATGGCCGCCAAGAACTTCTTTAGCGATGCGCTTGGTACTACCACAGGCAGCCTGACCTTCCTGCATGGCACCACAGCTGGAAATCGTGTTACGTTCACGTCGCCCCAGTCAGACATTGGCCAGCCGACCTACTCTGAGTCGGATGGGGTCGAGATGCTCAACATCCCGTATGTTGCGCTTCCGACGACCGCTGGCAATGATGAGTTCAGTCTCGCTTTCACCTGATCCTTATGGCATTTGTCATTTCGCAGTCTCAGAGCTACAGCTGGCCGGTAGCGGTTGAGTTCCCGGTTGATGGCGGTCGATTTGATCGGCAGACGTTTGATGCACAATTCAAGCGTCTGCCACAAGACCGCATCCGCGAGGTCTGGGATCGAATCAAGGCCGATGAATTGGATGATGACGGACTGTGCAACGAGATCCTTGTTGGATGGTCCGGCATCACCGATGACAAAGGCGCTGAGATTCCGTACAGCGAGAAGGCACGTGAAAACCTGCTGAGGGTGCCGCTGGTGGCTGCTGCCATCGTCGGCGCATGGCTGGATAGCCTGAGCAAGGCGAAGCGAAAAAACTGATCGATGCCGCCGAGCACTGGGCCGGCGGCAGCGTGATCGATGACACTCAGGACGACGCCGCCGTCTTGGGTGTCATTTTTGAGGATGACAACAAGCCCGAACACTTTGAGGTGTTTTCCGAGAACTGGGAAACCATCACGATGTGGACGCGGATCAATACGCAATGGCGCGTGAGCATG